GATCTGGTGGTTGCCCAGCGCGACAAGCTGATGGCTGAAGGCGTTGCCTTTGGTGATGCCATCGAGCAAGCCGTCGCCAAGGTGGCGCCCCTGTTCGACAAGGGTACGACCCAACAAACGAGTGCCGACGTAGCCGCCAAGGCCGCAGAGGTTATTTCAAAGGCTAAAGCCCCTGTTGCTACCAGCCTTTCGCAAGCGCCGGCTGGGTCAAAAGCCCATCACGACGAATCGGAAGCTATTCGCAGCATGGATATGCAGCGCCTTGCTCAATCGCTTGAGAGCAAATCTCCAGACGAGATTATGCGAATCATGGCGAAAGCTCTTTAAGCAGTACCCACACCCGGCGTGAGCCGCGTTATCCATCTTCAGGAGAATTACCATGGCTGATACAGTCATTCCGTATGGCAGCCCCCAGGCTGTAAAGATTCAATCTGCCGGTCTGTTTGCTGCTTCCATGCAGCGCCAGACCACGCTTAACCGCATGACCGGCAAGTTGCCGCAGCAGGCCGATGCCGAAGCCGTCCTGCGTCGCCAGTCTGGTAACGAACTGCCGATCGTTCGTTGCCAGGACTTGTCGAAGACTGCCGGCGATGAAATCACGTTCGACCTTATCAACCCGATTGGTGGCAAACCAATCATGGGCGAACGCTACGCCGAGGGTAAGGGCGACCGCATGGACTTCAGCCAAGACTCCCTGCGCATCAACCAGACCCGCAAGCCGATTAATGCCGGCGGCAAGATGACCCAACAGCGTACCCCGCACCAGCTTCGTTCGCTGGCCCAGGCGCTTGGTCACAACTATATGTCGCGCCTCGAAGACCAACTGAGCATTGTCCATCTGGCCGGCGCCCGTGGTTTCGCCAACGACATCGAGTGGGCTGTACCGCTGGCCGCTGATCCTGACTTCTCCGACATTTGCGTCAACACGATCAAGGCGCCTACCCGTAACCGTCACTTCATGTCGACCGGCTCGGGTATCGAACCCATCGTCGCCGCTGGCAACGAAATCACCATCGCCACGACCGACGTGATGAACATCGATCTGGTCGATGCCCTGCGTACCAAGCTGGATTCCATGCCGCTGCCGCCGCCGCCGGTTCGTTTCGAGGGCGACCAGATGAGCCAGGATGCGCCGATGCGCGTTCTCCTGTGTTCGTCCGAGCAGTACACCTCGCTGGTGCGCTCCACGAACTTCCGCACTTGGCAGGCAAACGCCATGGCCCGCGCCAATATGGCCAAGCAGAACCCGCTCTTCATGGGTGAAGCTGGCATGTGGAACGGCATTCTGATCGTCAAGATGCCGAAGCCGATCCGCTTCTACTCGGGTAACAGCCTGCGCTGGTGTCCTACCACCACGTCGAACGCCGAAACGGCAACAGACTTGGTGCCGGCCGCTTTCGGCACGGGCTTCGCCGTCGACCGCGCTTTGCTGCTCGGCGGCCAGGCGCTTGCCCAGGCTTACGGTAAGTTCCGCCAGTCGCAAGGTTCGTACTTCTTCAGCGAGAAGGAACTTGACCACGGCGACAAGCTGGAAATCCTGCTCGGCATGATGGCCGGTACGTCGAAGATCCAGTTCTTGATCGACAACGGCGGCACCTCGAAGGAATACACCGACTTCGGTGTAATGGCCATCGATACCGCTGTGGCGATTGCCTAACCAAAAGCAAGCAGGCCGGGTTAATCCCGGCCTCTTCTGATCTTCAAGGAGAAGCACCATGAGTACAGTTTCGATCAAGGGGATGAAGAATTCCCAATTCACTTATCCGGCGGGCAACAAGACCGTCATCAAGGGTAACTTCACGACCCGCTCTACCGGAGTTGCCGAAAACTCGGACCTGGCCACTGCCGTTCAGGTCAATGACATCGTTCGCATTGCCTTCCTGCCGTCCGGTACCGAACTGCTTGATGCCAAGGCCATTGTGTCGGATGCCTTTGCAGCTTCGACCACGGCCGATATTGGTTTCCTGTACGCCGATGGCGTGGATTCCACTGCGGTTCCGCAGGATGGAGCCTATTTCTTCTCGGCGCTGGCTACGTCTTCTACTGGACGTACCCGTTCGACAGTCGCTAAGGCTCCGGTCCGTTTGCCGAAGGATGCCTATCTGGTCCTGAAGCGTACCGGCGCGGCTGACTCTGCCGTTGGCATCATCGATGTCTTGGTCGATGCCGTGCTGCAAGGCCCGCTCTAAACGGAAGCAAAAGGGCTGGCCCGGTTGGCTGGCCCTTTCTCAGCGGAGAAAACCATGATTGCAGTCAAGTACATCGGGCATCGCCGGAATTTTGTCGATGTCATCTATGGTACAGGTATCGCGTTCGAGCCTGACCAGACGGTCAACGTCGAAGATGCCATCGCCCGCAAGATGCTCAAGCACACCGACGTTTATGTTCGCGGCGAACAGGAAGAGGCTGAAGCCCCGGCCGAAGCCAAGAAGAACACCGTCACCCAGGACGATGATCCGGACCAGACGGCCCGCGATGCCATCGCCAACATGACTAAGGGCGCTCTCATCACCTACGCGAAGACGACCTTCAGCGTGGATCTTGACAAGAAGCTGTCGGTCGGCGACATGCGTACCCAAGTCACTGGCATGTTCGACCAGTTCGGGACGGACTAAACCATGAACTTGCGCGAGCTAATCGATCAGTTCCGGATCAAGGCACAGGACAAGGTTCGCCCTTACCTGTGGCCGGATGATGAACTTGCGCCGTGGTTTTCCGAAGCGGAGAAAGAGGGCGCCATTCGCGCCAAGCTGATCCGTGGAAGTGATGAATTCACGATCACGGCCGGCGAGGCAATCGTCGACTTGCCAAGTTCCCTGTTCGACATCAAGTATGCTGAGCTTCGCGCTGCTGATGGCACGGTCAAGGAGATCACCGGAACCGACCGGCCGACGCTTGATGTGCTGCGCCCTGGTTGGAGATCCGCCAAGGAAAAGCCGGTGTTCTACATCCACGACGACAAGACATTGATCTTGGGCGCCGTACCGGATGCCGACTACACGCTGTACCTCGAATTCTTCCGGACGCCGGATAGCCCGCTTGAGGCTGACAGCGACGAGCCGGAGATTGCCGAGCAGCACCACATCCATCTAGTCGATTGGGTTGAGTTCCGCGCCTATGAGAAACCGGATGCCGATACGATGAATCCGGGCAAGTCGAAGGATGGCGAAGAACGGTTTTCCGCCTATTTCGGAAAGCGCCAGAATGCTGATCTCCGCCGCCGGCAGAACGCCAACCGGCCACATCGCAATCGAATCCATACGTGAGGACATCATGGACGCGCAAATATTCCAGATCGACGAGCAACGCAGCAAACGCGCCGCGCAATTGCCGGCATTCCCGATTCCAATGGATCTGATGGAAGCTACGCGCAGCGCCACTGAGTTCTTTGTCTGGTACGCCGGGGCTATGCTGACCATCCATGTGGCCATCGTGTGCTCTGCGTGTGAATCAATGGTGTGCCATGGCTGATTTCGAGCCAGCATTCCAGCGCCTCATGCGCGACGAGTCGATCAGCCTGACGGACCACGCGAAAGACCGTGGCGGCCTGACCTATGCCGGCATCACGCGCAAGTTCCACCCCAAGTGGGAAGGCTGGAAATACATCGATGTCGGCAGCACGCCGCCGACGCAGTTGGTCCGCGACTTCTACCACGTCGAATACTGGATGCCGATCCGGGGAGACCAGATCAAGGACCAGCGCATTGCCGAAGCGCTGTTCAGCCAGTACGTCAACATGGAAACTACGGCAATCAAGCTGGCGCAGGCTGTTCTCGGCGTAGTAGCTGACGGCAAGATCGGTCCAAAGACCATCGATGCTATCAACGCTTACGAGCCAAACCGTTTTCTCGACCGGCTGTGCATTGCGATGGTTGCCCGTTACCACGCTATCGGGATGCGCGACAAGACACAGCGTGTCTGGTGGCCTGGATGGATTTCAAGAGCACTGAGGATAGCGCCATGAGTATCATTTCTGATCTTATGACCGGAGGCGTTGGATCGCTCGTTGAAACCGTCGTCAAAGGCGCCGGTGAACTCATCACCACGGACAAAGAGCGCCTGGCTGCCGAGAATGAAAATCACCGGCTCGGTGTCGAGGAAACCAAGGCTTACTTGGCCGATACCGCCAATGCGCGCGAAGCCAACGCCCGCATTCAAGAAAGCGCCAACGCCGGATTCCTGGCCAAGAACGTTGGCTACTGGCTTGACATCGCCATCGTCGCATCGACCATCGGTATGGTCTATCTGATCCTGTTCCGAGAAGTTCCTACCGCCAACAAGGAACTGTTCTATACCGCCTTCGGCTCCCTCATGACGCTCTGCATGACGGTGGTTAATTTCCACCGAAGCAGCACGGCGCGCAGCCAGAAGAAGGACGACACCATTAAATCGCTGAGTACAAATAAATGAGCTTCGATGCCAAATCCGGGATCATGAAAGCGATCAGCGAAACCAATGATCCAGCGATGAAGACTGTACTGCTCCTGCTCCTTGGCGTGTTTGAAGAGATTGGCGGCAAGATTGATTCAGTACTGAATAACGAGCACGCCCTTCGGCAAACTGTTTTGAATGGCCATGCGCTCAACCACGACCGAGACCATGAGTGGCTGGATAGACGCATCAAGCGCGACGAACAGATGGAAGTAGTTATCGGCTGGGCCGAGAACAAAATAATTAAGGAGCGCCAGGCCGAGGAAGATGCGCGCAAGGTGAAGGTTGATGTTGTTGGAAAGGTGTTTGGCTATTTGGCTGTCGCCGCGGTTACTGCTTTTCTGACCTATTTGGGAACAAGATAATGGCAGACACTAAAGACCTACCCATCTTGCAAGGCAAGACCTTCTCGCTGCCTGTGCGATGGGAGAACGGAGACCTTGTTGTTCGCAAGCCGATCACGGCAATTTCTCTGGCGTCAGGAGCACCGCGCATGGCTGTCGCAGCACACGGGCTTACCGCTGGATGGCGTACGTATGTCTCCCGCGCAAAGGGGATGCTGCAGATCAACTCAGCCAACATACCTCCGCGCTCGACCGACTTTCACCCGGCTACAATCATCGACGCTGGCACCGTCGAGTTCAACGACATTGAACCTGTTGATGATAATGGTCGTGAATGGCCAGCGTACACTGATGGGGGATTCCTCTGTTGGAATGCACCGGTCGATCTGACAGGCTACACCGCCCGCATGAAGATCAAGGATAAGGTAGGCGGTACAGTGCTGGCCTCTACCGATGCGCTCGATGCGCCGAAGAACGTGCTGGCTATCGCTATCGACAACGCAACCAAGACGATCACGCTGTCCATACCGGCAACGGCTACCGACGACTTTACATGGAAAGCCGGCGTCTACGATCTCGAAATGGTCAGCGCCAGCGGCGTTGTCACAGCGATTCTAAGTGGCAAGGTCAGTGTCACAAAAGAGGTGACAACGTGAGTTCAGGACAGAAAGCTGCCACCGTTGAACAGATCAATGCCCTTACCGAATGGTTGATGCAGCGTGGTCACGGCAGCGACATCGTGTCACTCGACCGACGTGGTTTGGATTTCCTTCTCGAAAAGCACCTGCCGACTATGGGTCTGCGCATCTTGCCCGACGACGAGCAGATTGGTAATGGTCGCGTGTATCTAGGGTTGGCATTCTGATGTTTGCACTTTTTCACTCTCTGTTCTTGGTCTTCGGTTTGATTGGCTGGCTGTTCGTTGTGCTGACCAGCATCGGCCTAGCGGTTAATGGCAAGCAGTGTGCCATTGCCCTCGACCAGTTTGTCGGAACCTGCATCATCGTTGGCCACATGGCTGATGAAACGATCAGCGCGTGGGCGCACCGCAAACAGCACAAGCGAACGGAACGCCTAATCAACTTCATATTCCGTGACCCGAATCACTGCGCTGCTGCTTATATCAGCGAGATGGACGGCGTGCAGAACGCACCTATTTACCACAAGGAGTAATCATGAAAATTGAATGTTTAACCGCGTTCCTAGACGGAACGGATCGCTATGAAAGTGGGGATGTCCGAACTGTTGACGACGAAAAAGGTGCCCAATTTGTTGCTAACGGATGGGCCACTGATGTGGCCGGTCGTGTCGCAACGGGAGGCACTGACATGGCAACCGTTGATCTGGCAGTGAATAACTCTGTAATCGGTATGGGAGACAGTAATGGCTAAAATCGTCCATGATGACGTGCTTGATGGTGCGTTGAACATTTTGAAAAATAACGCCACCCGTCAGGTGGCTTGTTCGGCCCAGCCAACGACCTACGCGGAAGGCAATTCCACTTACGCGCTGTCTAATGTCACACTGGCATCCGGTGATTTTACCAATGCTAATGGCAATACGTCAGGGCGCAAGACAACTATTGCGGCTAAGTCTGGCGTTCTGATCAATACCACTGGTACGGCCACACACGTATGCCTTCTGGATGTGACAAACTCAAAACTACTCTACGTCACAACCTGCACGTCTCAGGCGCTCACTGCCAACGGCTCTAATACCGTTAATTTTCCGGCATGGAACATTGAGATTGCAGACCCGGCATAATGACTAATCCGGTAGGTGATTCGCATCAGGTGGCTTCCGGTGGCGTGATCGCGGCCGGACGGCACCGCACGTTCACAAATGCGGTGATTGTAGGCGACTCGATCACGGCGACTGCCCGTAATACCAGCGGCTTTTATTGGGCCAACGGTGCGAATGGCGGCAAGATGAAACTGGTCGCCAATTGCGGTATTTCTGGTGATCGGTCATGGCATGTGCTGGCGCGGATTGACAATACCTATACGAACGCATCACCGGGATTGGCTGGACTGACAAACCTCGGCCGCGTGTTTATCCGAATCGGCACAAACGACTGTCTCGATGGCACGGCGGTTGCGTCGGCGGCTGCCAACCTGACATCATTGCTGAACAAGATCGCTGGGTACACACAGAAGGTCTATATCCTCGCTGTTCCGCCCTTGGGGGCCACCTACGCAGCAGCAAATGCCTTGGTACCATCGTGGAACGCCTGGTATGCCGCCTTTGCTGCCGCCAATCCAGCGCAATTCACGTTCATCGACGACTGCGTCAATATCCGCGACGGATCAGGCAACCAGTTAGGCTCGTATTTCGATCCGGATCAAGTGCACCTTGGGCCGGCAGGTGTATATCAGATGGGCCTGATTCAAGCTTCTTCGCTGACGTCTGAACTGAGTGGATATGCCAGCCCGTTGAGCAAGAATGCTGCGGACATTTATCCGGCGCAGCCACAGTGGAATCCGAACCCCGTCAATGCTGGTACAGGCGGCGGAAAAGATGGCGGCGTCACTGGCACTGTAGCTACTGGTATTTATATTGCGCATTCGGGATCGGCGACCTCAGTGGCTGTCGTTGCTGCGGATGTCGGTGATGCCAATCAGACGCCGTGGCAGCGCATCACGCCAGTATCCGGCACCAATACCTCATGGATACGTGCCGGCATCACTGCAGTCGGGCGAGCCATGTCGTCGGTTGATCCATTCGCCCTCGATACGATGGTCGAGATTCGGCTATCTAACGTTGATTCCACAAAGCTCGGCGAAATCATGCTGCGCGTGGTGGCCAATACCGGCGAACTGCTGTCATCGGATGCCTCGTTGAAGATGGGGATCGTCACCGGCATCAATAAAACAGTCGTGCTGCGCCATGCGATTAAGCGGGCAGGGGCTACCACACCTGCATCGGCGCTGATCTATTTGTATCTCAACATGCAGGGCAACTATTCATCCAGCGTCGGGGATATTGATTTCCGGTGTCTGACCGTCAGGGGTTGATATGGCTCGTAAGTTTGATGGCAACCTGGCCAATTATTTCAGTTCAACGCTTACCTATGACTTTCCAAGCGACTGGACGATCCTCCTGCGGATCAAGAATGTAGTCTCGACCGGCGATCACCAGATATTTATTGGTCGGCGTGGCGGCGATACGAATGGATGGGGGGTCGGTCGGCAATCCAGTGGTCAATTCACGTTCTGGGGATTCGGCGGCGCTACAGGGTCAGCCGGTAATGTCACGCTCGGCAGTGCAGGATTTGAGGCCTATGCGATCACACGGGCTGCGACGGGTAGCCTGGGGACATTTTACAAAGACTCGACCACGCCGCTCGGCACTGCATCGATTACGCCGGGGCCAAGCGCCACCCAAGGTTTATATGTCGGCAGCCTGAACAATTCAGGGGCTGCAGCCTATCCCGCAAATTGCGAATTAGCGGAAATCGCGATTTTCTCCCGTGTGCTGAACAGCACCGAACTCGGGCAGTGGTTCTCGGGCGATTCGCCGTCGTTGTACAACACCGGACTCGTGCACTACTGGAAGCTGGATGCGGCCAGCGGCAATGAGTCGGCAACAACAGGCGGGGCAACGCTGACGCAAGTCGGCACTGTCACCGCAACGACGCACCCGGCGATGAATTATGGTGGTAGCACGCCAACATTAGTTGTCGCCAACGGCACGCACTCCCACACCGCAGATGCCGTCGTGCTGACAACACTCGTCACGTTAAGCGTTGCGGATTCTACGCATGGGCACGCGTCCGATAGCATAACGCTGACCACGGCAAGCAACGGAACAATAACGATCCCTGCAGTTCGAGATTGGGGAACGGGAAATCTGAAATCCGGAGAAACAGGAGTGCAGGTCGACATACGGAGCATCTCCACCGGGGCGTTGGTAGTCCGTAAGTCAGGTCAGACAACGCATGCGACGACTGGCGTGTGCGTTGTTTCCGATGCTTCCATCGTTGCCGGAACGACTTATGAAGTCGTTACTCGCTTCGCCGATGGAAGTGTGGGCATGTGGGATTACCAAGCGGCCTGACTATGAGTCATACAGTATCAAACGTCCAGCCAATTTCATCGGCGCATACCGTCAAGCAGTATGCCGGTTTCGGTATTCTTGGGGCGGATATTCCGACGACCGGCGACAATGGTAGCAGCCCGGTTCTCAATGACGGCATTTTGGATACGTCCGAATATTACTGGAGACTGGAGACTCCGCCTAGCTCTGGAAGCGTTACGATCTACCCAGATTTATCATACCTATTTTCTGGTGCGGCTGATGGGACATGGCCGTGGGCATATCGCCTGTTCTGGTTAGATTCTGATGGGACAACAGGCAATGGTACGGCAACAGTAACCGATATTTTCGGAGCCGGTTCCATCGCACTGGTTATTGCGGATGCGGCACACGCCCATACGACAGATGCGGTAGGGCTAACAACGCAATGGTTGCTTTCAGTGTCTGATCCGCTACATGCTCATGTCGCAGATAATATGGCGCTATCGGCCACCGGGTCTGCCAGTCTTGTTGTGCAACAGGCATCGCATGCGCACATAGCAGACGGAATAACGATCACGACGAACTGGCTGCTATCGGTAGCCAATGCAGCGCATAGTCATGCCACCGATAACCTTCTTCTCGATATCAGCAACGCCATATCCCTGACGGTGCAGGATGCCGCGCATACAAACACTGCCGACTCGCCGACGTTGACTGCTGAAGCTATATTGCAAATCGCTGAGTCTCTGCACGCGCATTTCGCTGACACGCTTGTGCTATCGCAGCCACAGTCGGGTGGGGCGTGCCCGACCGCAGAAGAAATCGCCGCCGCAGTATGGGCTTACGCCAATCGCGTCATCACCGGGCCGACCGCCGAGCAGAACGCCGACGCCCTGCTATCGAGGACATGGCCATGAACCTCGGGCAATTCCTATCAGCTAAATCGCCGCTGCCAACTGGAACGGTCGCCCAGCACCTTGCCGCTATCTATGCCAGCTCTGGTAATGGTGATGGCCAGACAATATTCGCCAGCCGGTTCAATGTAGTGACAGGGGTAGAGCGCATCGAAGTTATGCGTAAAGCACGGCGTCACGCACCAGACGCAGTTACTGCCCTCCGGGTGCAGCCGCCACAGAGCAGTGATCCAAAGACAGCCTACGCCATTACCGCAACACCAAGTCTATCCGTCCGCACCGAGCGCGACGAGATTATCGTCACCACAAAACAGCAATCCGCCGTCGCGTCTCAGCATTTCGAGTCAGCGACGATTACTCGTAAAAGGAAAACATCATGACCGTGCGCGTTTATAGATCAACTGACTATGGGCATCCTGTGCTTACCGGGACGGCAGGAACTCTTCTTGCGCTGCTGAAAGCGTGCCTAGTTGATGGGTATGGGGCCAACACCGTATCCGTTCTTACGCAGAGTGGTGGAGTTGCTACCGCAACATGCGCCAATGCGCACGGAATGCCTCTTGGCACATCCGCAAAGCGCACTATCAGCGGGGCGAATGAGTCTGGCTACAACATAGAGGCGACCGTAACTTCTACTGGTACAAACACTTTCACCTATACGGTAGCGGGTGGCACGCCAGCATCAGCCACGGGGTCTATCAGCGTCAAGTGCGCAGGAAGCGGGTGGACAAAGCCAATTGCCGATTCTGGGAACATTGGCATGTTCAAGCAACCGGCAGGGTCAAACGGGTTTTGCCTTCGCGTTGATGATGTTTCAACAGCTAACGTTGCGCGTGTTGTTGCATACGAATCCATGGCTTCTTTGGCTTCTGGTTCAAACGCCTTTCCAACGGACATCCAGATTCCATCTGGGCTGTACTTGTCAAAAAGCCTAAGTTCTGACTCTGTAGAGCGTGCATGGATTTTGTACTGCAACGGTCCACTGTTTTATCTAGTCATCAACAACGCTTCTGTGGTTGATTGGATTTCTTCATCAAACATCGGCTTTGGCGATTTTCAATCGTACCGAGGGGGTGATATATTCAACACTATTCTCATAGCGGCAACAGGCGCTTCAGCGTCGTTTTCGTCGCTACAGAACTTGTCTGTGAGATTCACTTCTCTGTTAGGCGGTCACTATATTGCGCGCACACATGCGCAGACAGGTACTGCCGTTCAGTGCTCGAAAGGCTCTGACGCATTTAAGGGGGATGGTCAGGCGGCAATGGGGGCTACAGGGCAAATATATCCAGCCCCTGCGGACGGCGGCCTGTACGTGTCACCAGTGTGGGTTTCAGAAGTCGGAGCTATGCGTGGGGTGCTGCCGGGAATATATTCGCCACTACATCCGAAACCTCTTTCGACGGGGGATATTTGGGTGCCCACAGGCGATCTTGCTGGCAAAACGTTTGAGGCGATAAATTCACAAGCGTCTTCGCAGATGTTCTTTGAAATTTCGGATACGTGGTGAGTCATGGCTACGATCACAACGGTGTCCATGATGCGCTCGACTACCTACAGAAATGGTGTTCGCAGCGGAAGAGCTGTCACTTGTAAATCATACCTTCGCAGACTTATAGAGGCAGTTCCTTGGTGGCGTACCGATGTTACCGGTAGCTGCAACGGGCCGGCTTTTTTAGCCATCGACCGAAGTTCTAGTTTAACAGGCATGGTGCTGGATGGAATAAGCCCCGTGCCGCATGCTGCTGTCCATCTTTATTACCGGCCTAGCGGCCTGCTGTTGGCAAAAACATTCTGCGATGATGCAGGTGGCTTCATATTCAAGGGCCTCGATAAGAATAGCTCAGACTATTTTGCCGTCGCCTTGTACCCAAATGACAACGCACAGATTTACGACAAAATAACACCCGTATAAGGAGTAGCAAAATGATAATCACCCCTTCCGCCGTTCTCGCCAACGCCACCGCATTGCTATGGCTTACGCACCTGCAAGTGGGCGCCGCAGCATCAACCCTTTCGTTCTATACCGGGGCAAAGCCTGCAAACACGCTCACCGGACCAGATGGAACGACGCAAATCCTGCTAGGGACGGCAACCTGTAAAGTGTCTGGAAATGACGTTGGTTCGGTAGCATCTAACCGATTGACATTCGACACAATCACACAGGACTCTGCGGCAGATAACACCGGCACGGCAACATGGGTTCGAATCCGGGATGGTGACGGGTTGGCAGTTATTGATGTAGATGTCTCTGACTTAGGCGGCAACGGGTTCATGAAGATGAACACTACCGCTATCGTGGCTGGTGGCCCAATTGCTGTCTCATCGTGCTTCATCGACTTTTAAACCACTGTGGCTTACGTAGCGCCTCTCGGTAACGCGATTTACTTCCAACGGACTGGCGGGGTTTCTTACGCGCCGCCCGTTGGCACGGCTGTTATTTTCAACCGTGTAAAGCGAGCCGTCGCGGGGGGAAGCTATAGTCCTTCTGGTTTGGGATCGGCGCAGCATGGGGCTTCGTGCGATGGTGCAGGCGCATATTCCATATCCGGCCAAGCAGTAGGATACCTGAGTGTTTTAGCAGATGGCTCCGGAACGTATTTGGTGAACGGAGAAGCGCTTGGAATAGTGACTGTTTTCGGCGCAGGACTTGGAACTTATGTGCCAAGTGGAATTGCGTCAGCGACGTTCACTGCGCTCCTCCCGGTTTGCGTTGGCGCTGGCACATATAGCCCGCATGGCGCAGGGTATGAGATACCGCCTACAGCAGCAGGGCGCGGCAAATACACATTGAATGGTCAGGCGGTGATTTCACATGGGGTCATTGGATACGGTTCAGGAGTGTTTCGCGTAACAGGACGAGCATATTCCTCGCACGGACGTGCTGCAGTTGGCGTTGGAAAATATACAACCAGAGGTGTTGGCTACGCTTATTGCGGGGCTAGCGCCATTGGATATGGAAGCTATGTGGTATCTGGTTCGGCAATGGCAATAAGCACCATCGGATATAGGGCGCAGGGAGCTGGAAGCTATCATCCAACCGGGTCGAGCACTCCGCGTTTTGGACCGGATGACCCGATGCCAGACATGTCCATTTTCGTCAGTACGAAAAGCAGGAATGTCTATGTCGTTCAGTGATGATAAGTTCGGCACAATTTGGCCCACCCGCGATGGCATTTCTATTGGCGCAAGCGGTGAGCGGAAGATGCTTGATGCTATCGGTGGCAGCGATGGGTTCCGCACAAGAATCCGTGAAAATGCAGATGGAAGCACGACGATTCTCCGAACGAAGAATGGACAACCGCAGTTTGAGACAAGCGCCCCTTCAACAACCAAGGTTGCCGCGCCGGTAGTTGAGCGGCTATGTGGAATCCAGTGCCCGGCCTACGCGAATGACTACACCCTGAGCAGCACGCCAGTCTATTATGTGGTTATGGCTGTCGATGGATCAGCTCCTGTTCAGAAAACAAGAGACGACTACTACGCAAACTATGCCTTTGCCTCACGATGGGCCGGGGGTGGAAAGGTAGTCATGTTTAATGGTATGCGTGACGGAAGCGTATGGCAGGGGTCACTCTACCCATACGCAGATCAAGGCTCTAGCACCGGATGGGCAAAGGCAGCGAGACCGTTCCCGTTCACCGGGCGCGATACTGTTGCTCAGGGTGAATCAACGCGATGGGGTACTGCAACCTACAAACCACCGGGGTCGCCTATCATGTGGTTCCCGTGGGACTCGGCGGTTACTCCAGCGCAAGGCCCATATACCCACGATAGGCAGTTTGTGGATGGATACGGCGCAACTTACTCGCAAATGAGTCGCATCAGTAAAAATACCTACGGGTTCATTGATAGCGCGTTCTACACAGACGGAGACCTCTGTTACTTGCAGTGCATCCCGAATAGTGGATCATTTGACTTGTCCCCGGGGGTTGAGTCCATCTACGGACAACTTGTTAATGTCACACAAGGCAGTACATCAGATATAGCCTATGGCGCCATACCGTCTCGCGGTTTCTCTGGGAATTATCCGAGCTACAGCGGCACAGTGGATATGCAGAGCTACACCAACATGACGCGGATAGTACCGTTGTCAGTCAATGGCTCTGGGACGCGTGCCGTCAGCATCAATGAGGCACGATACCGGGTATCCAGCTTTCCATCGTTATCTCGTCGAGCCGTGGCCGCAATGGATATTGATCTGGTCAACAGAACCGCGGCATGTCTAGAAGTGGATAACGTGTATCGAAACATGGTTTCCAGTACGCCGGCTACTGAACTGCTGGACATGGGGTTTGCCAATAATAGCGATGATCTGAAAATACTATGCCATTACAGGCTTAATGGGCTTGATTCCGCTCTGTATCTTGGTGCGCAAGCATTGATTAAAATAAATGCACCAGATTACGACACATTCATACGGTGCGTTTTCTCAAACATTGCGCAAGACCTTTTTGTGGTCAATATAAGTCGAACGACTAGGCCATGGGAAAGCTCTGACACAAGCGTATCAGCAGATTTTGCATCAGCCCTTGTGGTGCTGCACAAGGGGATTGCTGTTCATGTTTTTTACACCAACTCGACTGAGCGCCATGTATTTGGGGGTGTTTTTTCACCGAGCTATACGGACCACGCCATTGTTGATTCAAACGTTTTGGCTGGTTCCTATACCGTAGGCGGTGCAGACTCTCTTCCGCTTACGGGGCAAACCGGCCAACTCCACAGTCACGCGCTTAACCCGTTCGATCAAGCGTCGCTTGGTTGGTATGAGGATGGACCATATCTTCCTCCCGGAAACTTCATGCCCGTGTCAGCAACAATTGACTCCAGTTACAAAAAAATAGCCATCAGCGCTGTCTTAGGTTTCCGCACGGAACTTCCGCTGCGACCAGGCTCAAGTGAGCAAGACTCATCGCAGCAAGCCACAGCTATTTCAGGTGGCGCTGTGACGATCAACAGAATAATTGACCTCGTCACAGGTGAAGCAACGCCTTTCGGTTCAGACACCAGCTATTACAATCGACTGCACTATCAAAAAGGAACGGCATGAAAACCACACCGAAAGGCCCATTCCTTGGGGTCAACAATCGCCTGCCAGACTTCGCGCTACACGTCGACAAGACGGGCGACTTCCTGCGTGATGCAGTCAATGTCGACATCACGAACAGCGGCAATATTGTTCGCCGCCAGGCGGCTAAACTGATCCAACCATTGGCCGCGCCACACTCGCTGTACATGACCAGCGACACGGATGGTTTCATGGTCATGGCCTCAACGCTCTATGCCGTGACGTTGCCGGACTATGCCGTGTCATCGGTCAAGGCGCTAACTTCGAATGACCCGATGAGCTACGCCGCGATTTCCGGCCGGCTCTATTTCAGCAACGGTACGGATAGCGGGCGGCTGGCGGGTGGCGCAGTGCTGCCGATGGCCTTGCCGACGCCGTCTGCTCCGACCGTGGTGGGCGGCATCGGCGGCGGCCTGGTTGCCGGGAAGTATCGGGTAGCCGTGGCCTACTACAACGCGACAACGCAGGAAGAGGGTGGCGTATCGCCTTCGGCTGCGATCGATACCGCGACAACAGGTGGATTGCGCATCACGCTGCCAGCAGCAGTAACGGGCGCCACGCACGCCAATGTTTACGTGACGACGCTTAACGGGTCCGTTCTGATGCTGGCGACCAGTGCGCTGATCGGCGTATGGCCAACGGTTGATGTGATCGCTGAGGCGACTGGGCGCGAGGCTAACCAGCGCCATGAAATGCCGCTGCCGGCTGGCCGACTATTCGCCTTCCAGGGTGCGCTGTGTAGCTACGCTGGAAACGAGGTGTTCGAGGGGATTCCATTCCGTCCAGGCTACTGCCTGCAAGTCGGCAGCCGAATTCCGTTCGTCGGCGATGTGTCCAATGTTGTGCCGACTGAGAACGGGGTTTATGTCGCAGCCGATGAAACGTTCTGGCTGGCGGGTGCCGCGATGACCAAGGCGGAACGTGTCTCGCCGATCCTGCCCTATGGCGCCGTGCCGGGTACGTCCTTTGCGGTGCCTGGTGATGCCAAGCAAGTCGGCTGGTTCGGTGATGATGGGATCGTCATTGGCGACAAGCTCGGACAGGTCAAAGCGGTAATGACCGACAACATCGATCTTGAGGCGCCGTCCTCTGGTAACTCGATGGTCTTCACCGATCGAGGCTATCTGCGTGTTGTCTCCTGTGGCTGGTGCCTGAATCTGGAAAACCTGCGGGCGACTCGCTACACGGATTTCGATTTCACCAGCTTATCCGGAGACTACGGCACCAAGGAAGACGGGATCTACGCCCTATCTGCCACAGGCAAAGTCAATGCTTCGGTCAGTCTCGGCAAAGAGGATTTCGGCACGGAAGCCAAGAAGGCGCTGCCTGCCGTTTATCTTGGCGCCCAATCGGAAACACCGATGCTGGTGACAGTATCAACGCCAAAGCAAGGTTCCTATGATTACACTGCGCGAAGCTGCAATGGCGACGCCTTGGAACTACACCGCGTCGACCCCGGCAAGGGGTTGAGCGCAACTTGGTACGACCTGTCCATCGCAAATGTCGATGGTTCTGATTTCATCATGGCTTCTGTGTCGTTCGCACCAGTCGCTTCTACCCGGAGAATTTAATCATGGCTGACATCATCAATCTCGATTCGCACATGATCAGCGGATCACTGGCTGATCAAAAATTCTATGAAGTACCGAACGCCGGGATGAAGGTTCTCGCAGCGATCATCAATGCGGGATGGAATCTTGGCCTCGATAAGTCCAATGAGGCTTATTCCAAGATGACCACTGCGACAACGCCTGGCGGATTTCTTGACCCTGCATCAACGCCGAACGTATCGGCCGGGACAATTAGCCTGCCATCGGTTACAGCGCCGAACGTCATCATTCCGACCAACGTTGATACCACGCAGATAATGTCGTTGTTTGATGGGAAGTATGCCGACTTGGTGACCTTCCTTGATGGAGAATTTTCAACATTCCGCAGCACCTACTTCCCAAACGAGCAGGCCGCATATACGGCGGCCGAGTCGTGGCTCACGGCGGCTCTGGCCAACCCCAATGCCGGTATCCCGGTGGCAGTGCAAACGCAAATTTGGGGAGATGACCACGCCAGGATCACGGCGGATAAATTGCGGGCGCAGGATGACGTTGTGGCGCAGTTCGCAGCGCGCGGTTTCCCGCTCCCACCCGATGCTGCAGCCAGTGCCGTGATGCAGATCGAACAGAAGGCACAGGACGCAATGGCTGAGTCGAGCCGAAAGGTGGCGATCATGTCGGTCGATATGCAGAAATTCTCCGTTGAGAAACTGCTTGGTCTACGTGGCATGGCGTTGGATGCAGCGGTAAAGTATGTAACCACGCTGGCCACCGCACCAGATATTGCTTCCAAACTGGTCGGCATCGGGATTGATGCACAGAGCAAGCTGATTTCTTCGGCCAGCCAGTTCTACGCTGCCGATGCTAACGCCAAGGAAATGATCAGTAAGGTCCAGCAGTACAACAACAGTCTTACCTTTGACTCCGATAAGGCTAACCAGGCATCCGAAATGGAAGTAATCAAATTGCGAGCAGATGCAATGGTCCGCTATCTTCAGTCTTTGTCGCAGCAGGCAACCAGCCTATTCAACAACCTGCATGCTAGCGTTGGCATGTCTACGGGTGGCAACACTACCCTGTCACCAACGGCTTAACAGTGATTGCTTTCCGTAAAGCAAGCACACCCCATCGGTAATATAATCCATGAATCAGGAGGTTTTATCATGGGCAAGAGCAAGCGTGGAATCTGTATGGCCGAGGGTGGTATCACCCAAGAAACGCCGGAACAGTTGATGGCCAGGATGAGTTCGAAGTATGGTGTTCCGCTGAGTCCGCCGACGACCCAGCAGACTCCGGCTAAGACTCCGGCTCCACCACCTGCTCAGGCTGCGCCACAGGGTATAGCTACGCTGGCCGGGGTGGCCGGAATTATGGCGAATCGAAAGGCGACAATTGACAAGGCTTCAAACTATGCCAATGGCGGAATCGTCAAAGGCAAAGGAACGCCAACCTCCGATGATGTTCCGGTCAAGATCAATGGCGCTGACTACAACCTGTCGGATACCGAGGTTGTTCTGCCCAGCAAGACACGCCAGGCACTAGGAGAAATGCTGGGCGCCAAGCCCGGCAATGTGGCACAGGCCAATTCACTGGTCGAGAAGTATATCGAGCAGACCAACGGAAAGCCGCCGGTCCAAGTCGAAGAAGGAACCAATCTTGCCGCCGGCGGATTGCTCGACGACGAGGCGATCAAGCAGAATTACCAGAACGTGACGGGTATTTCTGCTCCCGCTCCCATTCCTTCCCCTGCGGCCAACGCACCGGCTGGCGGCATGTCGTTCGGTCAATCTCCGGCTCCAACCATCTATGGCAATGGCGGATTGCCTGCCGATGTTGTGCAGCGCGGTATTGAAACCATGCGCGGCCAGTTGGCCAAGCCGCAGGCTCCGTCTCCGGCTTCATCCGGTATCGCTGCGGCTAGTCCGGTTGCGGCGGGTATTCAGGCCAGGCCATGGTACGCCGGAACTGATAGCAGAGACGAGCGATCCGGGATTGAAATGGAACGCGAACGCCGGGCTCAGGCGATGCAGGCTGGCGTTCTAAATGACCCAATAAAAAGCGCCCTGCAATATGGCGTTGTTGGATCATCGCCTGTCATTGATCAAACAAAACAAGCCGCTTCAGCACCGATCAATGTCAGTGCATCAAGCGGATTCGGACCACAGGGTAATTTTGGCCAGCCCAGCATTTCAGACATTCCAGCAAGAAATGATGCAGCATTCATGACCGGCAAAGCGCAATACGATGAAACTGGCCTGAATAAAACCGGCATGGCAACGCCCGACAGCAGCG